TTTTATACTAGTTTAGGAATACTAACAAATTCACTTATTTTAATTTCTTTTTATAAAACATATGGACAGTCTAGACGATTCAAAATTATCATCAAAATTCGGATTTTTTAAACACGTTTTTAATTTTGACGATGACACAAAAGCTGAAATGTTAAACATAGTTCAATATTCTTTAATAGCTGTTGTTCCCATCATTGTTTTGAACAAGGCGATGCAAAAGTTTGTTCCAGAAGCAGACGAGGAAAAAGGCAGTTTTGAGCTTTTAGCGGAAGTGTTGGTTCAGATTGTGGTTATGTTTGTTGGTATCTTTTACATTAACAGAATAATCACGTACGTACCAACTTATAGCGGAACAAAGTACCCCGAATTCAGCACAATCTTCATCATTCTCTCAGTTCTTATAATCACCATGAGCTTACAAACTAAATTGGGTGAGAAAGTCAGCATATTGGTGGACAGAGTTGTTGATTTATGGGAAGGCAATTCTCCTGATGATAAGAAAAAGAAGAAGGGTAAAGGAAAGGGTAATGTAAAGGTATCTCAACCCATTTCAGGTCAAAACCAACAGATGCCATCCGATGCAAGCGCAATGGGAAATTCATTATACGGTGGAATGAGTCAAGGAACAACGTCAATTAGCAGCTTGCCCACAGAACCAGTAAAGCAAAACGCGCCCGATTATAACGCCATGTATCGCAATGACGCGACGCCAATGCCTGGAGCGGCCACCCCCGGAATGGGTGGTGATTCTTTCGGCGGAATGATTATGGCCGCCAATGAAGTTCTCGGAGGGAGCGCATTTGGTTCAAACTGGTAATAAAAAACAACAAAAACAACACAAAAACAAATAATATTATTCGGAAACGTATAATATTATTAGTATTGCCTCTGAACAAAATAATAACCATGATTTTTTGCAATGTCAAAATTGTTGCACATATAATTCTCGTGAATAAATAACATAACACTTTCAGGTCTGTTATAAAATAAATATTTATATTCTTCTTTATTAAAAATTGCCGATATGACAACTTCTTCTGGAAAATAAGATAAAAATGGCGTTCCAAGTTTAACCATTTTATAATATTCATCTATAAATCTTTGTATTTTTTCGCTTTTCATATTTATTCCAAAAACAACGCTGCACACATTAATGCTATTAACCAAATTTCCATTAGTAATATTGTTTATAATATCAATAGTTTCTTTGAACACAGAATTTTCATAAGTTGGAATTCCTGGAGAATAAGGCCAAAATTGTCTAAAAATAGCATCGTCGTTGTCTAATATTTCAAATAAATTCTTAGGATTGTTAACTGCATAACAACCAGCGTCAATCCAAATTACTTTTTCAAATCCAAGTTTTTCCGCTTCTAACATCATAAATATTTTAAAACAATATGGAACAGCCGCATATTTCATTTCATTTCCTCTAGGAGTTGGAAATCCTCCATTGAATAAATAAAAATAACCATTGAAACCAACCTTTTCAAGAGATTGTTGAATCTGAGACGCCTTCATCGCTCTATCATTTGTCAAGTTTGTTGTGCAACAAACAAAACACTCTTTTTTATTTCCGCCGTCTCCTATTTTATATAATATTTTTGATGGATATATATTATTTTCAACGTCAATTAACTTTTGACAGACACCTTTGCTGCATCTATCAACTACAATATCTAATGAAAATATGTAGTTTTGGTCATTGTGTGGATATTTGTTTTTAATCATATTAATTACGAACTCCTTTTTATTTTCTAGTTTTTTTTGTATTTCAATTAATTCATCGTTGCTGTAGTGGAGCTTGTCTGGAATGTCTAATAAAAATGGATTTATCACATTTTTTTGTATTGAATTATTCTCTGAAAAATGTGAGTTTTCCTCTAAGATTTTAGTAAAATCGTCAAAATCAAGAGGCGTCATGCAATGGCAAGAAATAAGAGTATTAAGGTTAATAATATTATTGCAACACATAAATAGACCAACTCCTTTGTGATGAACAATGCCTTTATAATTGCATCCAAAAAACTGTTGTTTATTTTCAACAATCTGCAAATCTTCTCCAATAATATTTTGTAGATAATAACTTAATGCAACGTCGCACGCGGGAATTAAATCACCGTGATTACTTTCAATGCATATTTTTTCCCACTCTTCTTTAATAGTTGATAAACCTGAATAAATTTTACTCAAACACACGCTTGTTATTATGAAACCTGCTCCTCCACAATGAAAATAATAAGGTTTATTTTTTAGAGTTCTAAAATCTCCGTGTCCACCAATATACATATAATTTTTTGAGTCAAACTTATCAACGTATAATAGTAATTGGTCAATATTTATGTAAGTGTCCGTTCCGCAACAAAATACAAAATCCACATTAAAATTGTTGTGAATGTATTGCAATCCTAAATTTTGTTTATCTATGGCCGATTGATAGTCGTTTCCAACGTTTTTCAAATATATATATTTAGAATCATCCTTCAATTCAGTCTCCTCTTCTCCTAAGAAATATAAGACCTTGACATTATTTTCGGTTGCGCGTTTTCCCCAGGTTGTCTCAATCTTAAGTATTTCATTTTTATATTCTTCAATAGTGGCGCATGCAAAAACGCACACCACTAACTTAAAATGTTCTTTACATTCGGGTTCTGAATCCGACGCCATAATAATAATACTAATATTTCACTATGAGATTTTAAATTGTATTTTTTAAATTTATATAAAAATATAATTAGCATAATGTAATATAAGGTAGTTAAAATAAAATGGATATTGACAAATTGTTAAAAGCATTGGATAATGAAGAGAATTCCAAATTTTTGAACTTGAACACGCAAAAAATAAATGAAATGAAAAAGGAGATTTTAAGCGAGCTGCACTTATCAAAAGAAGAAATAAAAGGGTTATTACAGAAGCTTAAAGAATACGCTTATGTAGATGAGATGACAGAACTTCGTTATGGGGCTTTTGTAAGATGGATTCCCATAAAAGATCCGGAAAATGTTCATTTGGCGGCTGGAGGAATTTTATGCGAAATAAATGTTACAGACGAGGGCATTTCTCTCACGTGCAAGAATTTTGCGAATAAATATTACCGAATAAAAATGGAAGAGTGCCTTATTTTCCAAAAGTTGACAAGCCAAGAATTAGTTTTATTATCAGCACTAGATCACCTTTCCAAATAATAAATACAAAAAATAATATTTTAACCATGGCGATGCTTCTTCGTTTTATTGCATCCGCAGTCTTTGAATAATCCAGGAATAAATTTGCCCATTTTGATAAAAGTGATTTCAACTGGTTTTAGGCCACGTTTAACCGTTGAAACTAATTTTCCGCTATTGTAATATTTAACGCTCTTGTGGCCTCTCCCTTTTTTAACAAGAACTCTTCTGACAGTTTTTTTGCCACCAGACTGATGAATCTGAGTATTGGAGTAGTTAAACTTCTTATCCGCCATTTATATATTTTGCCGAGAAAAAATAAATAAATGATTATAATATAGAATATAATATGAGCGAGTTTTACGTGCACTTGTTTCACATTCTAATTGTTGGCACCCTTTTTTTATATGTAGGAATTAAATCAACAAATACGCCTGCATTTATGTATCCGATTTTGCTGACTCTCGGCGTTATCATTGTGTTTTATCACATGTATAAGACGTATCTTAAAGTTAACGCTGGCAAAAATCCATGGGTTAATTTGTTTCACATATTTGTAGTTGGTCCCCTCTTAATTTACATTGGATACAATAAAGAAGCAACGCCCAGACAAGCCTACGAGTTTTTATTGATGTTGGGTTTTGCGTCAATTGGCTATCACGGTTACTACGCAATAACTGGAGACAAATAACTCAACAGTTGCCATTAATCCATTTTTTTGTAACAACCGCTTCCACACTTTCCAACGCGCCTTCAGTCCAACCTTGGTTCATACTAATCATTTCTCCAACAATAAGCATTCCTGGCATTGGATTCTGAGCTTCCTTTATAAACTCCCTACGGTTCTTAAATGGCGCTCTTAACGGGTCGTAATAATGCGTTCCAATTGGCCAATAGTAATCCTTAATAGCAATTAAATCAAGTGAGCCCTTAGGAATTGCGAGAGATTCTTCCAACAACTCGCAAAAATATTCTCTATTTTTTGGTGTATTTTTAAGCCTGTCTTTTAAAACCTTCGCGTCTTCATTGTCCGAATACGCAATCATATAGACGCCTTTTTTTTGATCCATTGGTATTATTTTTTTTAGAGGACCGGGAACAATTGTAATTCCTGAAACATTTTGTTTCATAATCTCGGCAGAAGCCTTTGTGAATTTACCGTATAGACGTAAAAAGGTTTGCCCATGAATTTGTTGATAGATGCTATTTTTATAATCAGCTCCTACAATAAGATTTTTAACGCTAGTTATAGTAGTTGCCATTATAACTTTTTTACATGAATAAGACGCCCCGTTATCAGTATAAACGACAAAATTGCAAGGCGCTGCATTCTCAATATCAATTACGTCACTGGAAACGCGAATATTCTTAACTCCTATCTTTTTTGCTATAGTTTCAACGAGTTCTTTCCAAGGAATGTGAAGTGCCGTCCAACTATTGTAATTGTCTTCAAACCCATAATTATAAAAGGTATCATAAGCGTCTTCATTTTCATAGTCAGTGTACTCTGAACAAACTGTAAAATTCTTATAAAGTTTTTTACCTAGGATGGGTAGCGCGAATTCTTTGAAAGTTTTCCCCGGGGCGGGGTTTTCTTTAAATTGTTTTTTTAATATATTAAATACATTTTTGACGTCGCATGGGGGTGAAATGGTTTGCGCGTAATTATGCGAAAGTTGGAACTCATTATATGGTATTTTGAGTTCTCTCAAAAGTTGAATTAAGAGATGGTCTTTCTCTTTGCGACCAACGCCCGCGCCAGTTACAACTTGGGTTCCTTGAAACATTTCGTTGCTCATTCGGCCGCCCAACCATTGTTTTTTATGGCGTTCAAGAACTAACAGTTTGGTTTCAGGTGCCATTTTTAGAATTTTATAGGCGCTGTATAACCCGGCAATACCTCCTCCAATAATAATGATATCATATTTATTTTGCACTTGCATATAAATATAATAGATAATAATCTGATCCCAAGTTTAACGCCTTTTTTGCGTCTTTTTTTTGCCGATTTTAAGTTTTCTTACAGTCTTAATTAGATTGATTTTTCTGCCGTTTTTGCATTTAAACTTCCCACGCGACAAGCCTTTTCTATTTAAAACGGTTTTTGTGCAGACGCCGATGGCGCGCGATTCGTTTTTCGGGCCACCAACCTTTTTAATGCAAGAACATAATTTTTTGGCTAAAATCCCTTCTGCTTTATGTTTTAATTCTTCGTTCTTTTTCGGAACGTCTACCCCGTAATAAGTTAGTATTTTAGAATAATCGGATTTTGTAATTGTATAAGGCATTTACTTGGAATTAGATTTAGATTAGGCAAATATTTTTATTTTTATTTTTATTGGTTTAAAAAATAAAAATATAAAAGGTGCTAATATTATGGAATTTGTTTCTGAAGAAAAAGATTCGTT